TGCGGTGGGCGCGCACGGTCAAGCCGCGTGTGATCCTGCTGGAGAACGTCGAGGAGTTCGAGGATTGGGGGCCGGTCGACGAGCACGGCAAGATCATCGACGGGCAGAAGGGCGAGACCTTCCGCGCGTTCGTCGCGACGCTCAAGAGCTTCGGCTACGAGGTCGACTGGCGCCGCATCGTCGCCGCCGACCACGGATCGCCCACGACCCGGCGCCGCCTGTTCATGGTCGCGCGCAGCGACGGGCGCCCCATCGTTTGGCCCGCGCCGACGCACGGCAAAGGCACCGAGAGGCCGTGGCGCACGGCCGCCGAGATCATCGACTGGTCTCTCCCCTGCCGCAGCATCTTCGGCCGCAAGAAGCCCCTCGCCGATGCGACGCTCGCGCGCATCGCTGCGGGCCTGCGTCGCTACGTGATCGAGAGCGCGTCGCCCTTCATCGTGCCCGTCACGCACCAGGGCAACCCGAACCGCGTGTACGGCCTCGACGAGCCCATGCGCACGGTGACGGCGGCGAACCGCGGCGAGCTCGCGCTCGGCGCGCCGACGCTCGTGCAGACCGGCTACAGCGAGCGAGAGGGGCAGGCGCCGCGCGCGCTCGACCTGCACAAGCCGCTCGGCACCGTGGTGAGCGGCGGCAAGCACGCGCTGGTGAGCGCCCTCATCGCCAAGCACTACGGCGGCGTGGTGGGCCACGGCGTCGAGCGCGCGCTCGGCACGGTCACCACGCAGGACCATCACTCGCTCGTGACGGCGCACCTGGAGTCATTCCACGGCCGCTCGTCGGGATCGTCGGTGGAGGCGCCCCTGCCCACGACGACCACGCACGCGCACATCGCCGAGGTGCGCGCGTTCCTCGTGGCCTATTACGGGAACGAGCGCGACGGGCAGTCGATGCGTGACCCGCTGCGCACGGTCCCCACCAAGGACCGCTTCGGCCTCGTGATCGTGCACGGCGTCGACTACCAGATCGTCGACATCGGATTGCGGATGCTCTCGCCGCGCGAGCTCTTCAGGGCGCAGGGCTTCGGCGACGACTACATCATCGACGTCGAGCTCAACGGCCGCGCCCTGACGAAGACGGCGCAGATCGAGCTCGCAGGAAACAGCGTGTGCCCGCAGGCCGCGAGAGACCTCGCGGGGGCGAACCTCTTCGATCGCTGGGAGGCGGTGGCGTGATGGTGTTCCGCAAAGAGCGCTACCCCGCTGACTGGAAGGGGATCCGCGCGGGCATCCTCATGCGCGCGAACAACGCCTGCGAGTGGTGCTTCGCGCCCAACGGCGAAGGCATCGTGCGGGGCAGCGGCGCCGACGAGGGCCGGTACATGCTCCAGCGCGGCGACGTCTTCGACGAGGAGACCGGCGCACGCGTGGGCATCGCGCGCGGCTCGGAGTTCGAAGGCCGCGGGGTGAAGGTGGTGCTCACGGTCGCGCACCTCGACCACGACGAGAGCAACAACGACCCCGCCAACCTGCGCGCGCTCTGCCAGATGCACCACCTGCGACACGATGCGCGCGACAACGCGGGCCGTCGCAAGACGAACGCGGCCGCCGCATCGGGGCAGGGCTCTCTCTTCGACGGAGACCGCTCGTGAACGCCCCGGCGCAGCACGTCGAGGCGCCCTGCACCGCGGGGCCGCTGTGCCTCCTGCGCGACGGCAGCGGGGCGCGCGTGGGTGCGGGGCCGGTGCAGCTCGACCTTCTGCCGTCGGGCGTCGAGCAGGTGGTGGTGACGATGTTGCGCGGGCCCTTCGAGCACCTGCCCGCGGCGACGCGCAACCGCCTCGTCGACCTCGTCGAGCGTCGGCCCGCGCAGCGGTGGCGCCCGCTCACCTGGTGGTGGCTGACGCCGCTGCGCCGCGCGCTGGGACCGATCGCGCGCGACGGTGAGCTCCACCGCGCGCTGTGCCGCGCCGTCGAGGGCGCGACGCCCGTGCGGGGGATCGAGCCCGTGTTCGAAGAGCTTCGCATCGAGCGCCTCGGCGCGCTGGGAGACGACTGATGTTCGAAGGCACACACAAGAGCAGCGTCGAGCCGAGCCTGCCCGTGGTCTGGTACCGCGGCGCGATCCGCCGCCACACGCAGGCCGAGATGGTGCTCGTAGCGCTCGCGCGCATCGGCTCGGGCACGCGGAGCGAGGTCGGCGCCGCGTGTCTCGCGGCCTACCCCGACGTGTTCGCGATGACGCGTGAGGGTCTCTCGGCGGCGCACCGCGTGAGCATCGCGTTCACGCGCGCTGGCAAGGCTCGGCGGAATGGGTGGGTGAAGCACCATGACGACGGGCGCTTCGAGATCACCGCCCGGGGCCGCAAGCACGCCGCGAAGGTCGCCGCGCAGATCGAGAGTGACCGCCGTGGCTGACGCCCTCCTGCGCTGTCACTTCTGCGAGCCTTCGCAGAGCCGCGCCACCGCAACGCTCTTCGCGGGCCTGCGCGCGACGCCCGAGTCGCCACTGCCCTTCGTCTGCAGCGGCTGCGTCGCGGCGATGGCCGGCACGACCTTTGGCGTGCTGCGCGCGCGCCTCGACGACGCCGAGCAGGGCCACGCCGAGGCCCACGCGGAGCTGCTCGCGCTGCGCAGCGAGGCCGCGCAGGCCGTCGCGGTGGTGGTGCCCCGCTTCAACCTCTTCGTCGCGATCATCGCGGCGAAGAACGGCGGCGCCATCGAGCTCCCGGGCGGCAAGGTCGAGCCCGGCGAGAGCACCTACGAGGCCGCGCGCCGCGAGGCCTATGAGGAGGTGGGCGTGCCCGTGACCATCGGCGCGCAGCTCGGGACGTTCCTGCACGTCCACCGCGGGCGCCTCTGGTGCTGCACGGCGTACCTCGGCGACCTCCACGGCGCGCACCCGCGCGGCGGCGACGAGGGCAGCGCGACGTGGGCGACGCGCGAGGAGCTGCTCGCGGGCACGTACGGGCCGGTGGTGCGGCGCATCTTCGAGGCCCTCGACGCGCACCAGAACGGGGGCGGCCGTGGCTGAACCGACGCTCTTCGATCGCCGACGGTCGCAGATGACCGACAGCATTCAGGCCACGATCGACTCGCTCACGGTCTACGGCCCCACGCACGACCACTGGTCGATCTCGTGGTCGATGGGGAAAGACTCGACGTGTCTGGTCACGTTGATCGTGTACCTGATCCTCGCGGGGAAGATCGCGGCGCCGAAGTCGCTCACCATCCTCGGCGCCGACACGCGCGTCGAGCTCCCCGCCCTCGTCGTGGCCGCGCGCCAGGTCGTCGAAGAGCTCGAGGCGAAGCGCGAAGACCTCGCGGCGCTCGGCTGCGAGCTCCGCATTCGCACCGTCGTCGCGCCCCTCGACGACAGGTACTTCGTCTACATGCTCGGGCGGGGCGTGCCCCCGCCCACCAACACGTTTCGCTGGTGCACGGAGCGCATGAAGCTGCGCCCGATGCAGGCCGCGCTCGAGGAGCTCGCGTGTGAGCTCGGTCTCGGTGCGATGGTCGCACGCAAGGGGAAGCAGCCGAAGTACGTCGGGCACGGCACACAGAAGCTGCTGGTGCTCACGGGCGTGAGGCAGGGCGAGAGCAACGTGCGCGATGACCGCATCGCGCTCTCATGCAGCAAGGGAGACGCGGAGTGCGGCCAGGGCTGGTTCCAAGTCGACCTCCCCGACGCGCTCTGCGACAAGCTCGCGCCGATCCTCGCGTGGCGCATCTGCCACGTGTGGGAATGGCTCGACGGGTGGGCGCCGCGCGAGGAGTTCGGTGATTGGCCGACGCGCCTGATCGCGCGCGCCTACGGGGGCCGCGACGGCAACGAGGCCTCGGAGATCGCCGCGCGCACCGGGTGTCTGGAGTGCCACCTCGTGCAAGAGGACCGTTCGCTCAAGAACCTCTCGCGCGATCCCCTGTGGGCCTACCTCGCGCCGCTCCGTGAGCTCCGCGGGCTCTATGACCGGCTGCACTCGGCCCGCGCGCGGCTGCGCCAGCCGGGCGGCGAGAGGCGCGCCGACGGGAAGCTCGTCAAGAAGCAAGACCGCATGGGGCCGCTCTCTCTGGAGAGCCGCCTCGAAGGGCTCGACTTCGTGCTCGCGCTCCAGGCCCGCGTGAACGCCGAGGCCGACAGGCTCGGGCGGCCGCGCGTCGACATCCTCAACAGCGAAGAGGAGGCGCGCATCCGCGAGCTCATCGCGGCGAAGACGTTCCCCCGTCGATGGTACGGCGACGAGCCCGCCGCGACGGAGCTGCACGACCTCTATTTCGCGGACGGGAGCGTGCAGCCGTTGCTCACGAACCTCGTACGTCGGAAGGGCGCGGCCGATGCGTGACCTGATCCTCAAGCAGATGCTCCGCGCCACGGATCGGCGCCTCGGCGACCTGCGTGTGAAGCTCGCGACGGTGCGCGTGTGGGCCTCGCGCGACCGCACGCCGCGCCTCACCTGGGAGCGCCTCGTGGGCGGCGTGTGGCTGGCGTGCGCGCCGAGCGAGCTCACCGAGGAGCAGATCGGCGACGTGCGGGCCTACCTGCGCTCGGACGGATGGAGCGCCGACGCGCGCGTCGCGTCGATCCGCCACGGGGTCTACGACCGGATGCGCGTCACCCTGCACGACGGGCGGGTGCTCTGATGGGGCGCGCGCATGCTGTTGCGGCCTCGCAGGTCGCGTTCTCATTCGAGTACCGGCCGCGCCACATCGTGTGCTTCTCGGGCGGGCACAGCAGCGCGCTCGTCGCCGTCGAGGTCGTGCGGCGTCACGGGCCGTGGGGCGTGGTGCTGCTCAACCACAACATCAACGGCCTCGTCGAAGACCCGGACATCAAGCGCTTCAAGGAAGAGGTTGCGGCGTTTCTCGGGCTCCCGATCACCTACGCGAATCACCCACAGTGGGAGACGGTGACGCAGTTCGACGTGTGCCGAAAGGCGCGCGCGTTCAAGGTCCGCAACGGCGAGGAACTGTGCACGAACAGGCTCAAAACGAAGCCGTTCAAGGCGTGGCTTGCAGCCAACGCCGACCCCTCCGACGCGGTGATCTACTATGGCTTCGACGCTGACGAGACGACGCGTATCCAGCGCCGCGCGACCATCATGGCCGAAGGTGGCTGGCGCACCGCCTACCCGCTCGCGACGTGGCAGCGCACGATCCAGAGTACGCGCGAGATCGGCGTGGAGCCGCCGCTCACGTACGGCACCTGGAAGCACGCGAACTGCGTCGGGTGCCTCAAAGCGGGCTGGCAACATTGGTACGTGGTCTTTTGCACGCGCCCTGACGTGTGGCAGATGGCGGTCGAGGCCGAAGAGGACATCGGCTACACGATCCACCGGGATATGTCGCTCGCCGAGCGCGAGCCCGAGTTCGTGGCGATGCAGCGCGCGGGCATCGTGCCTTCGGAGCACACGCCCAAGGCGCAGTTCTGGGCAGAGGCGCGCGCCGCGGTGAAGAGCCTCTCGCAGCTCGCGGACGATGAGCGCGCGATGCCCTGCGCGTGCGTGTTCCGCCGCCGCGGGAAGGCGACGCGCAACATGGTGCCGTGCACCTGCGGGACGCTCCCCGGCGAGCCGTGTCTCCTGTGGTGCGCGCGCGTCTTCGGGGAGGGTGAGCCGATGGAGATTGTGAGGGTGGCAGCATGAGAAGCGGCATGGTCACCTGCCCTACGTGCAGAGGGAGCGGTCGCGCGAGGGCGATGGTCGTTGATGGGACAACCATCGAGGATGACTGCGTTACCTGCAGCGGCTACGGGAACGTGCGCGTAGAGCGCGTTCGTACGGTGCTCGACCTGCGCGTGCCCGAGTACCGCGGCCTCGTCGATTCGTTGCGCGCCGCGAAGCTGGCTGGCGCTATCACGCGCGATCACGCGCACCTCACCGACCCTGTGACGTGGCTCGCAGAGCACGCGCAGAGCGAGGTCTATCGCATCACGAGACCGAGCCCGACGGACGTGCATGACCTGCGGCTCTGCGAGCACGAGGCCGACGCGCTCCCAGGCAACGACCCTCGCCCGCTCGCCGTCTACGTCGAGATGCTGCGCACGCGCGTGTGGTCGCCGCTCCTCGAAGCGCAGGGGTGGGAGCCCGCCGAACCGGATCCTGACAGCGGGATCGCGCAGGTACGCGCGCCGAGCGGGGCCGTCTACATGCTCTCGATGTTCAGTCAAACGCCCGCGCTCGACGTCGCTCTCGCACGCGAGAACGTCGACGTGCGCCGTGTGCTCAGCGAAGCGCAACGCATCGTGGATCGCACGCGTACGAGCCTCGGTGGGCGCGTGCGAAAGCCTCGCAGCGAAGACAGCATCACCGGACATCTTTTCGGGGACAAGCCATGAGTGACCAGACACCGAAGCCGCGCACCGGCCCCGGCCTCCGCATTCGATGCCCGTTCGATGACGGCACCGACCTGCACACCGCGACGGACATCCACGGGCCGCTCGACATCTCTGCGCTCTCGGGACTCGTCAAGGCCCTCGGTCGATGCGCGTGCGGCTGCAAGACCGTCGTGCTCGGCACCGATGCGACCGAGCCCTCGGAGGCCAACGCCGCGCGCAAGGCACACGACCAGCATGTGGTGACAGGCACCGTGGAGCAGCACACACGCGTGAAGTGGAAGCACTCCGGCGATGCGCTGCGAGCCCTCTTCGCTGATGGGCGCGAGCGCACCAACAGCGAGGTCGCGGGGTCGCTCAGAATCAGCTACGACGCCGTGAGCCAGCTTCTGCGGCGCTCCGCAGTCGTCGAGCGCGTGAGGCCTGGGATGTGGCGCCTTCGGGCGCAGGAGGGAGCCGACCAATGACCGCCAGCAACCCACGCGCGATCAGCACCGCGCGCGAAGAACGCATCCGCGAAGAGGACGCCGCGCGCACCCTCGACGGCGCATCGGTCGGCCCCGAGGCCGACGTGCGCGATCTGCTTCTGCAGCTCGACCACGAGCGCGCCGAGCTCATGCGGGTGACGTGGGGGCGCGACATCGCGACGACGCGCCGCAACGACCTGGCGCGAGAGCTCGACGCCGAGCGAGCCAGCGTCGCCGAGCGCATCGTCGAGCACTCGCGCGGCGTCGTCACGGGCATCGCGGGCGCGATGTGCCTCGACGCGAGCGGAGAGGGCGACGCGGTGCACGCGCGCATCATTGCCGAGCACGAGCGGCTGACGCGGGCGTTGGCCACCGCGCGCGCCGCATACGACACCGACCTCGCGGGGCTGCGCGACGAACTGCGCAAGTACATGGACGCCGCAGCGCTGCAACGCGAGGAGAGGCGCCTCACTGCCACCGAGGGGGAGATCGCGCAGGGCCGTCTGCTCAACCTGCTCGCGCGCGTGCACCGCGATGGCGGGCACTACGTCTCGGAGCACGGCGTTGAGAAGGCCTGCGAAGATGCTGACGAGATCGTGGCGGGGCTCTTCGGCGAGAAGAGCGAGCGCGAGGCCCTGCGAGATGCGGTGCGAGAGCACCGCGCGGCAGAGGCGGCGTACGACGACGCGGAGCGCGAGCGAGACGCTGCCCTCGCGGTGTACGATCGAGCGCGTGACCGCGAGGCTCTGCGAGAGGCGGAGCCCGCCCTCATGTCGGCGCGGGCGACACTCACTGCTGCTCGCCGTCGTGCGAGCGCGGCTGCCGACGCCCTCGCGGCGCTCGCGGGAGACCGTCAATGAGTACCGGGCAACAGAAGCCCTTCGACGTGGGCCACTTCTTCGACCGCCCGCCACCGTCGGTGTGGTCGTGGGCAATCCCCGCGCTCTTCTGCGCCGTCAACGCAGCCCTCGTGGTGGTGATCGCGTGCGCTGACGAAGGCACCGCGCGCGCCATCGGGTGCGGCGCCTATGCGACCTTCGCGGGCGGCGCGTTCGCGATGGCGCAGGCTCGCTACGCCGACCGCGCCGAGGCGCTCCGACGCGCGCGAGGAGGCGACCGTGGCTGATCCCCTCGCCCGCCGCCTCGGCGCCGTGCTGCGTCGCTACGTGCCCGCCGAGGTACAGCGCGATCTGCTCCGCGCGCTGGCGTGCGAGATGGCCGACGCCGCCGCTGACGCTCTCGCCGAGGAGCGCCCCCGGCGCGTGGGGCAGCGGCCGCCCGCGGGCCACGTCGCGAACGACGTGAACGCGGAGGCCGTCTCTCCCGAAGCGCAGGCGCTCGCAGACACCGCACTGCGCCGCCGAGGGCTCCTGTAGGATGCCCGCCCCCATGACCCGACGAAAGCCCGGCGCCGGCGGCGTCGATCAACTCCCCTCCGGTCGGTGGCGCGTGCGCGCGCGCGACGCGACCGGCAAACAGGTCTCGCTCGGCTCCTACGAGACGCGCGAGCTCGCCGAGGCCGTGCTGCTCGGCGCGCAGAATCGACTCGCGAGCCAACAGCAGGCCGCGACGGGCCCGCTCACGCTGCGCGCGTGGGGTGCGACGTGGCACGCGAAGCGCGTCGCCGATGGCATCCGCAGCGCCGACAAGGAGCACCTCGTGTGGCTCTCGCGCGTCGCCGCGAGCGAGCTCGGCGACCTGCCCGTGCGCGACCTCACGCGGCAGCACGTGCTCGCGTGGCTCGACCGCGTGCGCGTTTCGAAGGTGCACCGGCCGTCGCGCAAGGGCCTCGTGGCGACCGATGCGACGATCTCTCGCGGCACCGTGCGCCACGCGCTCCACGTGCTGCGCAGCGCGCTCCAGGCGGCGCGCGACGCCGGGCACCTCGTCGGCGACCCGACCGACGGCGTGCGGGTGCCGCGGGGCACCGTCACCGCGAAGGCCGCCGAGCCGTGGACGTGGCTGCGGCCCGCCGAGGTCGACGCCGTGGCGACGTGCGCCCGCTACGACCTCGAGCATCGCACCGTCTACGCGACGGCGATCTACACCGGGCTTCGCCAGGGCGAGCTATGGGCGCTCCGCTGGGAGCGGCTCACCCTCGACGGCGACGCGCCCGAGGTGCTCGTGAGCGAGTCGCACGGGGGGCCGCCGAAGAACGGCAAGGTGCGCCGCGTGCCGTTGCTCCCCGCGGCCGTCTCGGCGCTTCGGGCGTGGCGCGCGGTCGCGGCCGAGTCATGGCGCGAGTCACGCGGGACGCTCGATGGATTCGCGGCGTCCTACGTGTTCCCGTCGGAGTCGGGCGGGCGCCGCGCGCAGGGCGATGACGCGCGGTGGGCACCGCAGTCGCGCTGGACGCGCGCCGACGGAACGGCGTCGGCCGTCGCAGGCTACCGCGAGCGCGCGGGCATCACCCGCCGCGTGCGGTTCCACGACCTGCGCCACACCTGCGCGTCGCACCTGCTTCAAGGGACGTGGGGCGTGACGCTGACGTTGATGGAAGTGAAGGACTGGTTGGGTCACTCGTCGGTCACGATGACCGAGCGGTACGCCCACCTGTGCGCCGACCGGCTCGCCTCGAAGGTCGCAACGGCGACCCGTGGAGCCCATCCGCGTGACTCGCACCGTGACTCTCGGGTGAGTCACGCTTCGGAGCGACACGCGCGAAACCCCTTCTCTACAGCGCGCCCGGAGGGAGTCGAACCCCCAACCGACGGATCCGAAGTCCGCGGGGGAGTCATGTCATTTCGAGGGGATGCCTGTCAACGTGACTCGCTCGTGGCTCACGCGAGGGCGTTTCTCATGGCCGCAGCTCGCGGGGAATCGTCGGCTGAGGCGCGCGTCACCCTCGCCCGCGAGGCCATCCTCGCCGGGCTCGACGGAGCGACCGCGCTGCGGGCCCTTGACGGTGACCACGAGGCCGCCGTGTCGCTCGCGATCGAGATGCTCGGCGCCGTGTCGATGCGCCGCACTGCGTAGCAGTCCCGCGCGGTAGTCTCGCCCCGTGCCCTACCGCTCGCCCTCCCCTCCCCCGACCGACGGCCCGCGCCGCGGGGTCTCCGACGCGTTCATCTACGCGGCGCTCGGCTGGAGCGCGGTGAGCGTGGCGCTCGGGCTGTGGCTCGTGCTCGGGTGAGCGCGGCGTAGCTCATTTGACGGGCATTTGATCGGGGCGACGTAGGCTGTCACGCGGCGCGCTGGAACGCCGCGCAGGGAGGTGTGCGGCTCTTTGATGGGCGTTTGATCAGATGCGCTGGTGCGGTTGCGGCGCGCATGTCTCGCGGAGCCAGCACGCCGACGTGAGGCAGCGCGCGCGGAGCCCCTCGCAGGCAATGCGCCGCGTCCGGTAGGCGTGCGGCGCGAGGAGCGATCGACACAGCCCGCCCGGCACTTCGAAGGGTATCCGTTCCCACGCCGTCGCGCGCAGCCACCGCACGATGGCCGCGCGGTCTTCGGCTGCGTGGGCGCGCGCGGCGTCGATGGAGGCGCAGAGGCGCTTCCGCCATGCGTCCTGCTCGAGCCACCCCCGATACGCCTCGGGACTGTCGAAGGCGCGCGTCTCGCCGATCTGCCACCTGTCGCGGGGCAGCGGTCGCCCGAGCTCGTCGAAGCCGTTGATCGACACGGCGGTGCCCGCGCGAATCTGCGCGTCGGGTGCTTGCGGTCGAAGGCGATCGACTCGTCCATCCACGCGGAGATGTGGCGCTGCGCCACGCCGAGGAGGTTGCGCGGGAGCATCGCCCATTTCGAGCCGCGCCCGACGTGGCCGAGGTAGTGCGAGAGCAGGTTCGCGTAGCGGCGCAGTTCGGCGCGGTAGCTCTTCGTGTCGTGTGAGCGAAGGCTCGCGATGCGACGCAGGGGCTTGCTGATGCTCTCTTCGGCCACCTCGAAGCCGATGACGCCGCTCGCCAGCTCGCGCTCGAGCGTCGCGATCTGCACGCTCTGCTTCGCGGCGACCGCTTCAAGCGCGGCCACGCGGTCGTGCGGTGCTACGGGCACGAGGAGCCCGCGCACCGCGAGCCGAAACACGCGGATCATGGTGTGCGTGAGCGCGCGAGCCTCGGGCGTGTCGATCTGCGAGATCAGGTAGAGCGCCTCCTCTTCGGTGAGGAGGTACTCCTCGACGGTGACAGCACCTCGTGTGCGGCCGTCCGCAGTAAACCGTACCCGTTCGGTACGGTTTGCGAGCGGCTTGAATTGAGGGTCTTTGGCCGCGAGGTCACGGATGCGCTGGCGAAACTTTCGAGCGCCGCTCGGGTACCCGATGCGCTCCATCACCACCGCGTCGCTCACCCTCGGCTCGGAGTTCTCACGCTCCCACGCGGTGAGCGTCCAGTCGCCCACCCGCACGATGCGGTGCGCCTCAACCCCCTCTCCGATCACCGCCGACACGCACGCGGCCTGGTCGCGCGCGGAATCGGCCGCAGCGTGCCGCACGAGCGTCTCCGCGCGCCGACGGCGCGCGTGGTCATGCTCGTTGGTTGACTCAGGGCCCGGACCTCTGTTCTTCTTCTCGTCGCTCACTGCTGTTGCTCCCAGCGTGGGTTTGGGGCCCGCCGAGCTCGTAACTCGGTGCGGCCCCGTTGTTATTTGGGTGCGGAAGATTGCCTCCCGCGGGTCTGAATGGATCCTGCCAAACTCTTGCCTTGTGCAGCCAATCCTGCGCGCGCTTTTTGCGATGACTAGGAACGTCACAGCTTTTTCGCCGTGGCTTCGAACAAGGCCTTTCGCGAGATCGTTCGTAGCCGAACCAGTTTCGCGGCGTCCCGCTCCAAAAAATCTTGGAGCTCCAGCACTTCGAAACGACGAACGCCCCGACTCCACGTGGGAGCCGGGGCGGCGTAGGTACCCATCACGCCCGGCGCTATCAGCAGCCACAGCGGGGGATCTGTTGAAGGGGTCGCGGCGTCACATGGTGCCCTCCTAGGGGTGTGCGTCGAATCCGCAGCGCGTCGTCGAGGCCGTAGGCGTCGAGCATAGCGTGCAGAGGTCGGTTCGAACAGCCTCGTCGCGACACGGTCTGCCGCAGAATGGCGGGTGACCCGCCACCAGATGGCAGACCCCGCGGAACTCAGTCGCGCAGGCGCTCTCGCAGCCGCCGCGACTCGTCGACGACGGCGTCGAGCACGTGCACCGCGCTCATGCCCACCTCGCACGCGACCGTGAACGCGGGCTGCAGGCGCTCGCGGAGCGCGCGCATCACGCGGCTCTCGCGGCGGCTCATCGACGTCCCTCCGCGCTGCGCACGAGCGCCGCGTCGATCACCTCGCGGTCCGTGGTGATCCCGTCGGCAAGCCAGAGGCGCACGCTGTCGCCCTCGCCCGTGAACTCGAGCGCCTTGAACATCGCCGCGTGCTTCTGCCGCCAGCGCAAGCCCGTGTGCGATGGGCGCTGGTGCCGCGTGCCGCCGCCCTTGTAGGTCGCCGCGTTGCGGAGGAACGTCGCCACGCGCGCCTCGGGCGGCGCGGCCCGGAGCTGCGTGAGGTAGCGCTCCACGTGCGAGAGGATGCCCGCGGTCCCCGCGCTCCACCCCGAGGTCGCCAGAAAGAAGCCCCACAGGTCCCACACGCGCGGGTCGCCGTCGGCGTCGAGCTCGGGGCAGAGGTCGGGGGCGAGCTCGAGGAGATCTTCGAACACCTCGCGGCCGTGACGCCGGTTGTTCCACACGCCGGCGGCCACCTGCTCGTCGATCGCGTCGTACCAGGCGCCGGGCGCCGAGGCGCCGGGGTTGTCGTCGGTGAGCACCGGGCGGCCGAGCGCGTCGGCGACCTCGGCGCTGCGCACCGCGCGCCACCACCACGAGCCGGGGCCACCGACGGGCTTGGGGCCCTTGTCGGCCTCGACGCCGAAGGGGCCGAGCTCGGAGAGCCCGGTGCGGGCGTAGGCATCCCACGCGCGCCCGAGCGGCGTGCGGCCGGTGCGCGCGGCCTCGGCGCGCTCCGCGGCGTCACCCTTTTTGAGCCCGGTGGTGTTCTCGTTGCGCGCGCCGTTGCAGGCGACGCCGATCCACGCGCAGACGGGCGTGGTCGGGGTCATCACCGCGATGGCCTTGCGGAGCGTCGAGGCCACCTCGCCCTCGGCATAGCGGCGGGCCTTCGACGCCTTGTCGTCGGCCCAATCAGCCGGAAGGTCGGTGCCCATGGCTACAGCTCCATGCCCACGGCCGCGAGGGCCGCGAGCGATTCGAGGACGGTTCCGGTCGGGTCGACCCCGAGACGGAGCGAGGCGCGCACCTGCTCGAGCAGGCCGCGGCCGAGCCGAAGCGCGGGCTCGTCGTCGCCCACATAGGCCCGCAGCGTGGCCTCGCGGTTGGCGCACGCGGCGTCGGCATCGAGGCCGTCGAAGGCGACCATGTGCGCGGTGTCGCAGGCCATGCACGGTGCCTCGGCGCCCATGGTGACCTCGGGCACGAGGCCGTAGGCGAGGCACCACGCGAGGCCCCCGCGCGCGATGTCGCCCGCGTGCCCCAGCTCGTGCTGCACGACGCCCAGGAGGGTGCCGCCGCGGCCCTCGCCCAGGATCGACGGCGACAGGTAGATGGTCGTGCGGCGCTGGCCGTTCGCGAGCGCGCGGAACACGTCGCCGACGACGGGCACGAGCGCGAGCACGTCGAGCGCCGCGCCGATGGGCGGCACCGTGACGCACACGGACTCGCGCGCGTGGTCGACGTCCCAGCCACGACCGGAGAGCTTGTGCAGCGCGCCGAGCGCGAGCACGACGGCCTCGCGGCGCGGGTCGCCGGGGAGCACGAGGTCGACGCCCGCGGCGTCGGTGAGCGCGCGCGCGGCGCGCAGCGCGAAGGTGGTGTCGATCAGCATGGCGTCGGCTCCTCGGGCATGAAGGCGCAGTCGAGGCGGATGCGCGGCCCCGCGTACGCGTCAAAGGAGCGGATGGGCTGCACCTTGAAGTCGGCTGCGCGCGCGATGCTCAGCGTGAGCGCTCGCGATTGCTTGGCGCAGTCGCGCGCCCATCGGCGCCAGATGGGCGCGGGGTTGGCGTCGTCTTTCGACGTCTCCCACGCGTCGATCTCGCGGTGCGTGGCCCCCGTCTGCCAAGGGTGATCCCCGTACGAGCACACGAAGAGCTCGTCAGGCATCGCCACCACGAGGTCGATGTCGCGCGGATCGTCGTCGCGCAGGGCGCCGCCCACGAGGTAGACGGGGCAGCCGAAGTAGCGCGCCGAGAGCCCAGACGCCTGCGCCCAGGCGCGCAGCACGAAGGGGTTGCGTGGGAGTCCCTCGGGGATGGTCGCGATGCGACCCACGCGCGACGGCGCCGAGGTCGCGGGCGCATCGAGCGTGGCCGTGGTGGCCGTGGGCGCGGCCGGCGTCTCTGTGACCGCGCCGTCGGGCGCGATCGTCACGGCGATGGCGGGCGTGGAGCACGCGCAGAGCCATCCTAGGTTTTGCTTCTGGCCCGGGATAATGAACTTCTCGGTGCCGCAGGCCCCACAGCGCGGAGCGTCGGGGCGGCTCACGGCGCACTGCCGTCTGCCAGGGGCGCGCAGTGGTGCACAGGCTCGCTCGCGGTGGGCGCCGCGCAGGCCTGCTCCGAGGGGCACACGCGCTGCGTTCCGTCGGCGCGCCGCGGAAGCGCGGGCCACCAGCGGCCCGAGTCGGAGCACCGCACGGGCACGCCAGCGACGCACGCGGTCGCGCCCTCGACGCACCCCGCCGACGGGGGCACGCCGGGCGTCACGACCATGACGAACTCTCGCGCCGGGCGACACGCGGGCGCGAGCGAGAGCGCGAAGAGCATCACCATGGCGACGGCGCCCACCGCGCGCGGCACGTGGTCGAGGCCTGCGACGTGTCGAGGCCCGCGCATCACGCCACCGCCACAGTCTCGACGGGGCACGCGCCGCCGTCGCAGCCGTCGAGCGAGGCGGCGATCACGCACGCCGCGAGCGCGCAGACGTAGACCCTCCACGCGGTACGCATCGCGCGCCTCACGAGCCGTTCCCCATGCGCGCCGCGAGGGCGCCGCCGAGGGCGAGCACGAGGGCACCGGGCCCGCCACGCGTGGGCAGACCGCGCATCGCCGCGAGCGTGTCGGCGATTCGCACGCCAGCGAGCAGCAGGATGCCCATGATGAGGAGCCCCTGAATCCACTCGCTCGACGGCCGCACGACCAGCAGCACCGCGCCGAGGATTCCGAGCGCGAAGAAGTCGACGGTGGTCTCCAGCAGCTTCTCGCCGAGGCTCTTCACCGCGGGCCGCTCGACGGGCGCGGGCGCGGGGAGCAGCGCCGACACGCCCGCGAGCAGCGCCTCGTGGGCAACCGGCTTCGCCAGATATGACCAGCCGCGCGGGTCGGCCACGGCCGGCAGAGTCTCGGGCGCGCGCCCGGACACGAGCAGCGTGGGCACCTGGCGCGCCGTGAGCGCGTCGTGCAGCCCCGACGCGTCGGCGTCGAGCGAGAGGTCGAGCACGACGGCCGAGGGCGTCGAGCCCGCCAGCGCGGCGAGGGCCGCAGACACCGTGGCAGCTTCGGTGACGTCGTGGCCGCTCTCGCGGAGCGGCGACACGAGCGAGAGGCGTGCGGCGGCGTCGTCGTCGACGACGAGGATGCGAGGGCGTGGGGTGGGGCTCAATCGAGGTCTCCTCTGCGGGCGGGGTAGCTGCGGCACGGTGGCTCCTGGGTGCGGGTCGGCGATCGACGGCGCAGCGCGGCGTGCGCGCGGCCTCGTCGAGCATCGGCGTGGGGGAGCGCCCCAGCGCGCGCACGTGCCGCGCTGGGGCAGTCATCGAGGTCTCAGCTACGCCAGCCGCGCCAGCGGTCGTAGACGGCAAGCCATGTGGCCGCGTCCCACACCGATGCGACCGCGCCAGCGTCGGCGATGAGCCCGGCGAGGTACTCCGCGCCCTCGCGCGCGCCGAAGTACCAGCGCCCGAGGTCGGCGGTGTTCCAGTCGATGTTGCCATCGCCGGGCGTCGAAGTGCCCGCCGAGATCCCGTCGAGCCACGCCGTCAGCGTGTGCCCGTCCCACGTGAGGCCGACGAGGTGCTCCACGCCCGCACGGAGTTGCACGGCCGCGTCGGTGATGAGCAGATCGCGGTAGGTGCCCGCGACGTTGATCGCCACGCGCCACTGCCCCGGCGTGCTGCCGGTCACGATCATCGCGCAGCAGTAGGGTGCGGACCACCCCGAGCCCGGCGCGCCGTAGTGGCGCACCAGGATCTGTTGCGACGACGCGAGCGAGTCGAGCGTCACGATGGCCCACGCCGTAAGCGCGCTGCCGTCGCCCACGGCCACGCCCGCCGCCCCGTACGCGGGCGCCGCCGCGCCGGAGCAGCCAAGACCGCGGGGCGCGTCGGAGCCCGCGCGCCGCTGCGCCACGAGCCCACCCGACTGCACCGCGAGGTTGGCGCTCGACGCGGAGCCGTCGTTCGCGAGCGTCGACCCGGTGCGCTCGTCGCACGGCCAGTGCAGCGCCGTGGTGCCCGGGAGCGCGGGGCGTCGATTCGCGGTGACCAGGGCGGCCATCGTCAGCGCGACGTCTTCGATCGGGAGCGCGGTGCCGTTGCCCTCGTCGTCGAGCACCACGATCGACTGCGGAGCGCCCGCGTCGCGGAGCACCGCGGCGGGCGTCGCGGGGAGCGACACACCCCCGGTGCCACCCGCGAGCGGCAGCCCCGGCGCGCTCGGGTCGACGGCGCTCACGACCCGGCCTCGCCGCCGAACTTGAGCGCCGAGATCGCGCCCGGGTTGACGCCGTCGAAGTCAGCCGCACGCACACGCATCCAGCTTGCGCCGCCGACGTCGAACGGCGGCGTGCCGAACGACCCCGCGACCGCACCGGCGCCCGTGGCGATCGTCGGCTTGGGCGAGAACTGATAGGCGAACCCGTCGATGCGGCCCGACGAGAACGAGCTGTTGTCGAGGAGCTGCACGGGCACCCATCGCCCGACGGAGCCGGGTGATGTCGACGGCGCGTCCATCGACACGTCGATCGCGATGATCGGGCGGCCCGTCGAGCTCGCGGCGGCCGACGTGTATGTGCCCTGGAGGCGCACGCGCGTCATGGAGCCGAGCGCGACGGCGCCGGTGGTGGCGTTGGCGTTGTCCGTGTCGACGGTGCCGACGACGTCCACGAGTGAGCCGGTGAGCGCGAGCGATGCCGCGCGCACCGAGGATGCGGGGGTGGTGCTCATGGCGCGCCATCACACGGAGGTGATGGCCTCCCACGCGGCGGCGCCGCGGACGTTGAGCTTGCCGGTGGTCGTGTTGTAGATCACGAGCCCCGCGGCCGGCGCCGAGATGGCGTCGCGCTGCGTCTCCGTCATGCGGGGGAAGAGCACGCCCTGCGTGGTGCTCGTGACCGCGAGCGCGGCCGACGCGGGCGCCGCAGCACCGACGCCCACGGCGCCCGTGAAGGTGCTCGCGCCGGTGACCGCGAGGGTGCCGCCGAACAGCACTGCACCGGCCACGACGCGGAACGCGTAGCTGTTCGTGATCGTCGCGTTCGTGCCCGCGATGGGCGCGCCCGAGATCTCGAAGGTCACGGCCGTGGTCACGGTCGAGGCACCCGCGAAGGCGATCGTGGGGGCCGCGAGGCGCACGAACCGCTGCGTCGTGAGCGCGCCCGTGGCCCACGTGCGCGTCGCCGCGAGGTTGAAGTAGACGTCCGTCTGCTCGGTGCTCGCGGTGACGCCGGTGTCGGCAGGGGCCGTCACCAGGAGGAGCGAGCGCACCCCCGACGCCGCGGCGTCGGGCGCGATGGCGGGCGGCGTCGCGAAGGTCTTGGCGCCCCAGATGGTCTGGGCCTGGTCGACGCTGACGGCCTCGGTGAGCGAGGCGGGGAATCCGATCGTGGGGAGGGTCATCGATGTCTCCGAGCGGTGAACGAGCGAGTGCGTGCGTGCGCGCCGACGCCATGCCGACGCGCGAGAGGAGCAGCGGACGAGAGCGGCGCGGCTACGGGCGCGCGCCGGTGGGGCCCGTCGCGAAGAAGATCAGTGCGGGCGTGCGGATCGTGCTGCCCGTGGCGTTGTAGAGCTTCAAGACCCCGTCGAAGGGGTCGAGGTACAGCCACAAGTTTGCCGTGATCTGCACGGCCCACGAGGTGGTCGACGCGGGCACGGGCGGGTTGCCCGCGCTCACCTGCGCGCTCGCGCCGGTCTTCGCGCCCTTGCCGAGGTAGCCCCAGAAGAGCACCGGGGCGCCCGCGGCGTCGAACTGATAGTCGCCCGCGCCGCCAGGGTATTGCGCTGCGCCCGCGAAGCCGCGGTAGATGCCGAACACCTCGCGGTCTGCCCACGACATCGTCGCGGTCGTGAGCACGGCGGGCTGCGGGGTCGTGTCGACGATGCTGATGGTGCCGTTGTCGAGCGAGATCAGCGTGCCGCTGTTGAGGTCGGCGGTCGCCTGGAAGATGCGCCCCTCGAGACCGGGGGCCTGCGTCGCGATCGCCGAACTCGGCGCGACGCGCATCGCCGCCGCGAGGTCGAAGAGCAGGTTCTGCCCCACGGTCGGAACGTTGAGGCCGAGGGCTGCGGAGAAGGGTCGATCCATGGTCAGGCTCCAAGGGCGGTGAGGTCGAATCCGCTCGCCGTGTCGAACTTCAACGGCTCGCTCGACGCGAGCGTGTAGGCCGTGTGCGCGGGCTTCATGCGATCGACGATGCTGCGCACGAGCGCTTGCTTCGAGGTGTTCGTGATGAACGCCGCGGGCACCACGACGAGGAACCGGAACACGTTGCGGCGCGTCGCGGCCGTCGGCGACGGGTCGACCGCATAGACCTCCGCGGCCGTGTACTCGACGACGCGGCACGAGCCCGTCACCACGGCGACCGCGGACTCGATCGACGCGGGCACGCCTGAGATGGACGCGCGCACGAACGCGAGGAGCCGCGCTTGCCGCGTCGCCGTCGAGGAGGTCTCGTCGACGGGGAGGCGGTAGAGCACCTCGAGCTCATTGAGCATGTAGGTCGCGTCGCACACGAAGGCCTGCGCGCGCGCCTCGACGAGCACCTGTCGCGCGGCCTCGAGCGACGCGCCGAGCGAGAGGGCGTCGGCGGCGTTCAAGGAGCCGTCGGGCGCCTGGATCGCGGGGCCCTTGAGGGTGAGCAGCCGGCGCGCGATCGTTCCGGCTGCGGTCGCTGCCGAGGGGAGCGCCTGGGGGAAGGTGGGCATGGGTGGTCAGCCTGTGGGGGTCGACGTGTGGCGGCCCGTCCGCGTAGCATCCGGGGTCATGCGCTCGCTCTCCCTCTCCGTGATCGGCCTGTTGTTCGTTGCTTGTGCCCCTGCGGACCTACCCGGCGTCGCGCCTGACGCCGCCTCCGACGTGGTCGCGACCGACACGTCACCCCTGCCGATCGACGCGCCAGACGGGGCCGCGGACGCCTCTGCGGTGGATGTGGTCGATGCGAGCGCCGACGTCGCGCGCGACGCGAACTGTCCGGCCCACGCCGAGCGCGTCGGCGCTGCGTGTCGGTGCGTCGCTGGGTACACCGTCTGCGATGGGCGCTGCGTCGACCTCTTCAACGACGGCGCCAACTGCGGCGCCTGCGCGTCGCTGTGCGAGGGCGGCATCTGCGCGCTCGGTCGCTGCGTCGCGGTGGCGCCGCCGCCCGACGCCGGCCGCGACGCGGGGGACGCCGCGGCGTGCGTGTCGATGACGCCTGGGAACTGCTGCGGCGTCGCGTGCCCGACGCGCCCGCACGCCAGCGCCGCGACATGCGCCGAGGGTCGGTGCGGCATCGTGTGCGACGCGGGCTTCGGTGACTGCGACGGCAACCTCACCAACGGCTGCGAGACGGACGTGAGCGCGTCGACGTCGCACTGCGGGGCGTGCGGAGCCGCGTGCGCCGCGGGGCGCGCGTGCGTGCGGAGCGCCTGCGTGTGCCCGCCGCTCCGCGGCGACTGCGACGGCGACGCGACCAACGGCTGCGAGCTCGACATCGGGACGAGCGACCTCAACTGCGGTGCGTGCGGTCGCGCGTGTGCCCGCGGGCAATTCTGCACGGGCGGAAACTGCCGCTCGTAGCTACAGCAGCGTCCAGCCCCAGATGTCGGCGCCATCCGCGAGCGTGTTCGGGATCTGGACGGCTGCGCCCGTGGCGGCGACCGTGTTCGCGAATGCAGCCCCCACAAAGTACACGTACTCGGCCTCGCTCGACCCGCCGCGCGCGGTGACGGGCTCTTCGGTCGCGAGCGTGGCGTTGTCGAGGCCGTAGGCGCTCGCGCGGAAGAGCGAGTAGACCCGGCCGCCGCGCTCGAGCACCTGCACCGGACAGCGCGCGCCGCCCGGGTCCGCGCCCCGCGAGAAGACCGCGCCCCACACCCCGTCACCGGGAATGGAGTAGCGCACGTCGCCGGTGCGCGCGCTGTAGGCAAAGCCCCTCACGGCGTCACCAGCAGCGAGCCGAGCGTCACGACGGTCTTGGCGCCCGGCGTCACGTCCAGCGCGGGCGTGGTCACCTCGGCCGAGAGCACGCCCGAGACCTCCGTCACGACGCCGCCGAGCGCGGTGCGGTAGAGCGTGGCGCGGCCGTTCGTGTCCTGCGTAGGCCACCGCACGGGCGTCGAGGTGTCGCCGGGGCCGAGCCCGTCGAAGTAGTCGAAGACAGTCGCGCGCAGGTCGGCCCAGCACGGAGGCGCGGCGTACACGAACGAGGGCGTCACCGGCGCGTGCGAGAGCGTGACCGGGAACGTCGTCTTGAGCGTCCCGCCGTCGTAGGTGCCCGTGCCGAGCGTCACGCGCTCGTAGCCGCCGCGGATGTTGGCCGTGCCGATGTAGACGAGCGCCGACAGGCCCGAGAGGTCTTCGATCCCGCCTGGGCCGTAGTTGCCACTCACCACGAGCGAAGAGCTCGTCGACGACGAGTCGACGCCGGGCGACGACGTGAACGGGAACGCGTTCGCGGCCGTGGGCACGATCTGCAGCACGACGTCCTGCGCCTGCGTGTTGATCGCCTCCACGGTCCAGTCGCCGTAGACCATCGTCGTCGGCGGGAGCCGCTCGCCCGTGAGCGTGGCCACGCCGTCAGCGTCGCGGTCGCCGTTGAGGTACGCGATCACGCGGAGGAGCGGGCCGCCTGCCGTGCGTACGCCCGCCGTGGGCACGATGCGCGTGTTCGTCGTCGAGTCGCCCTGCGCGGGCCCCACGGCCACAACGGTGACGCAGCCCGGCACCTGTTCGGTCCCGGTCCCGGGCGTCGACGCGGGCGGCTGCAGGAGCGAGTAGACGTAGGCTTCGGTGATCTCGTCGCCGTTGAACGACGTGACCCACGCGCGCCAGTCTGCGCGGTTGCCGGACGCGGGGCGTTCGCGGAGGCGAGAGATGATCCGCCCTGCGAGCGAGGCGTTGTCCTCGGCGTCGGTGCCATCGGAGACCACCGAAGCGACAGACCCCGAAGGATTGAGGCCCGTCGGCGCGACCGTGAAGGTCATCGCCGTGCCCGCGTCGAGGTTGCCGTCGGTCCCAGGGTTCGCGGCCTGCGCGGTGATCGTCGCCTCGCTCGACCCGTCGGTGGTCACAGAGGTGTCGAGCACGTCGAAGAGCACGCCGTCGGGGCTCGCGAGCTGCGTGCGCGCGGGGATCGGGTACGTGGTTGCCGGGGCCGCGCCCGAGATGTCGACGAGGATGGTCGCGGGCGACCCGACGTCGCGCGGCACGTTGTAGACGTAGCTGAACCGCGCTAGCGCGTCGGGGGACGCCTGGTCAGGGAGCATGTCGAGCGTCGCCTGCTCGGCGCCGACCTCGAGCCCTTCGAGCTCCACGGCGAAGGCCTGCGCGTCGAGGTCCGCATCACTGCCGGGGGCCGTGAGAAGTACGCGTGGGGGCGACGCGGAGGCGTAGTTGGCCGAGAGGTAGGCGAGGAGCTGCGCGGCGATCTGCGCTCGGGTGCGGGCGACGAAGGGCATAGATCACACGGCCTGTTGCAGCGTGGGGAGCGTGGTTCGCGTCGCGGCGCGGAGGCGCACGTCGACGAAGGAAACGTCGAGCTCGAGGTACCCGCGCGTGGGATACACGCGCACCGACGCGCGCGGGTCGGCGATGTAGCCCGTCTGCACGAGCGGCCCGAGCGCGTCGAGCACCGCAGCGCGCGCCGTGTTGCCCGCGTCGGTGCGGAGCTTGTTCACGCGGCGCCAGTCGACGCCCATCTCCGGGCGCACGAGGCAGCGCCCCTTCGGCGTCCGCAGGATGAGGAGCACCATCTCGGCCGCGGGAGACTGCGCGTTCTGCCACGTCCCCTTGCGGGCGACGAAGAGCACCTCGCCCGAGACGCCCGAGCGGGCCCGTGTGGTCGCGTAGGTCATTGGCCCTTCACCTTCGTCGAGAGCCACGTCGACGACGACGCCTTGAGCACGTCGATCGCCGTGTTGCAGACGACGATCGCCGCGTTGAGGGTCGCCGCGGCGGGGGCCACCGCGGGCGTCGCGACGCCGACGGCAGTCGCGAACACGCCGACGGCCGTGTTGCACACCTTGATCGCGTCGAGGCCCGTGTTGAGCGCCGACGAGAAGGCGTTGCCGCGCACGAACGCCTGCGTGCCGTCCTGCATCGAGACGACGCCCGCGGCCGGGGCGGTGAGCGTGATGTTCTGCCCCGTGAGCGAGGTGATCTCGATGGCACCGTTCGCGCGCAGACGGATCACCGTCGCGGAGTTCGAGCCGCCGACGCCGTGGAGACGGGTCTCGCCGGCCTCGACGTCTTGCGGGGGGCGGCTCTTGTCGATCACCACCAGGGCGACGGCCTCATCGCCGCGACGGATCACCACCGCCTCGGTGTCGCCGGTGGTCTGCGGCAGAGAGAAGAGCCCCGCGGGCTGCGCGAGCTCGACGTTGTCGAATCGTTCGGCGCCGCTGTCGTCGCCCACCGCGCCCGCGCCGAGCCCTTGCAGCGTGGCGACGCGGAACTGCGACGACGTGGCCGCCGAGGCGACCGTGATGAACTCGATCGTCGGCGCCTCTTCGTCGTCGTACATGCTCACTCCGCGACGGGCGTGACGACGATGGAGCCCTTGGGCGCCAACGTGAGGTTGGTGTACTGGCCCTTGCCCGCGCCCCCGCCGCGCGCGCCCACGAACTCCACGTCCGTGACGAGCATGTCTTCGCGGAGCGGCGCGCCCTCGTCGTCGATCAAGTACTCGTCGAGCACCGAGGCCATCGTGTTGATCGCGTAGAGGCGCGGCGCGCCGTTGACGGTCTGCCCGTGGCCCTGCACGCGGAGCTTGTACTGACGGAACCCGCGCATCGCGTCCGCGATGACACGCTCAGCCTCGGCCGTCGCGTGAGCGACGTCGCGGGCGCGCCCGCTGCGGACGTGTTTCGCGAGCACCGGGAGGTAGCCCGCGACGAAGCCGCGGGTGATCGTGCGGTCGAAGAGCTTCGGGTTGGCCGTCGAGTACTTCGCGCGCGCGCTTCGAATGTCTCCGCGCGCGCTTCCCGTGTAGACGTGCACGTCCGTGGGGACGCCCTTGATGGAGAACACCTCGCGGCCCGCGAGGATGTTGCCGGTCGAGCCGAAGGTGCCGCGGCCGACGGTGCGTTCGAAGGTGAAGAGCGGCACCTGCGCGTAGTCGGGCACGTCGACCACGAGGCCGATGGAGCCGTCGGCGCTCGGCGCGATCCACATCATGTAGCCGAGGCGGCGCACGATGCTCTGCGCGTACTGCCACACCGTCTCGCCCGCCTTGGGGCGCATGATGTCGACCTTCTTGCGGCGCGGCGACGTCGGGGCCCCGCGCGCGCCGGGCCGTGCCCGCGACTGAATCTCCCGTGCGGCGGCCGCCGCGGTGACGTGCACGGGCACGCCGAACGAGCTGAACGCCTCGGAGAGCGCCGCCTGGAGCTGCACACCACGTACGGCCGTCGTCGGCGACGCTTCGAAGTCCATCGCGAGGCCCGCGAGGTCGCGCCCCCCGACGCCCGCGGTCATGCCGCCGTTGCGGTCCTCGTGGGTGCCGCGGTCGATGTCCTCGAGGTAGCCCGAGATCTGCGGCGCTCCGTCGATCGTGAGCTGCACCCGCGCGAGGAGCTTCGCCTGCCGCGCGAGCGCCCGCCACGTGGTGTCGGCCACCGTCGAGCGCCAGAACACGAACGACCACGGCTGCCCCGCGCCGAACATCGAGAGCGAGACCGTGTAGTTGCTCCACACGTCGATCGCGACGGGCGAGTCGCCGGTGTCGATCGTGAGCGAGACTGCGTGCTCTTGGGCCATCGGTCAGACCTGGAGCACCGACACGACGGTGCCCGCGCGCACGGCCGTCGGGTCGGTGAAGCTGTTGGCCGAGAGGATCGGCTGCACCTGCGAGGCGTCGCCATAGACCGCGAGCGCAATCTCCCACACGGCCATCGTGCGCGGGCAGGTGTAGCGAGAGCGCGTCTGCGGCGACGGCACGAGGGCCCCGCGGAGCGCGAGGATCGAGGCGCGCAGGTTCAGCGTCGCGACGAAGGCGTCGCGCGCGGCGAAGGTTGCGAGCGCGGGGAGCGCGAGGTTGGCGGCGACGGGCGCGAGCATCTGGCGGATGGCGCCGTCGATCTGCGAGGCCTTGCGCGGCGCCCCGTCGAGGTAGGCCTGCTGCGCGTCGACGGTGGCCTTCGTGGGCTGGTAGCCCGCGAGCGGCGCCCCCGCGACGTCGGCCTGGGTGGCGAGCAGCGGGAGCGCGGCGCTCGCGTTCGTCGGCTGCCCTGCGGGGTTGCCGTCGGCGAAGAGGAGCGCTGCCGTGGCGTTGTGCTCGATCACCTCGACGCGCAGCCGCACGCCGCCGCGGTCGTCCGCTGCGCTCGTGTGCGTGATGCCACCGACGCCCGCGGTGAGGTTGCCGAAGGTCGGCAGCGTGAGGAGCGCGATGGGCTTCGCGGTGAAGCGATCGACGAGGTCGTACGCGAGGTTGGGGAAGAGCAGCCCGTACCGCTGCACGAGCTGCGGCGTGTTGATGAGCGGGATCACCAGCGTGCCGCGCCAGGGCTTGCGCCCCGTGGGTTGCAGGTCCGCCGCGGGGCGTCGGAACGCGAGGAACTCGGCGAGGTCGTTGCCCCCCGTCATCTCGACGTCCTGCACCGGGAACGAGATCCCGTCGTAGGACGCATCTTGGAGCGTCGAGAGGGCGTCGGTCATCGCGGAGCTCCTGCGGCGCGCGCGTGCATCGCGACGTGCAAGGGCACCTCGACGTTGACCGGCGCGCTGCTCATGCCATCTCGAATCGCCTGCGAGACGGACGTGCTGAGGCCGGTCCAGAAGTCCGCGGTGAACGGGTTGGTGTACGCCGCCTGCCCGCTCGCTTCGGTGGTGCGGCCCCCGGGCCCGCGACTCGTGCTGTCGCTGTAGACCGCACGGTTGACGAGCGTCCCGGCGCCGCCGCCGACGAGCCCAGCGGCGCCGGCCGCCGCGGCGATCGTGCCTGCGCTCGCGGCCGCAACGGTGCCGCCGAGGGTCGCGAGGAGCCCCGCCGCCGCGGTGCCGCCGCCGCCGAGCATCGCCGGGAGCGCAGTGCGCGCGACCGTGCTCTTGATCGCGTTCGTCGCGAGCGTGCCGCCGATGCCCGCCGCGACGTTGCCCGCGGCCCCGGCCGCCGCCGACTCGAGCGGGTTGCGCGTCTGCCAGTCGTGGATCGCGTCGGACAGGTTCTTGATCTGCGACGTATTGTCGGTGAGGGCGTTGTCCCGGGCCTCTTGCGCGCGAGCGAGCTGCGACATGGAGTCGCTCTCCACGTCGCGGCGATGCTCGGCGATCTGTTCGTCGGTGACGCCGCCGCCCTGCATCATGGCCGTCACGCGCCCGCCCTCGCTGCCGAGGAAGGTGATGAGGCCGCGCATGTTGGCGAGCAGCGCCTGCGGGTTGCCGTGGCCGCCACCCGCGAGGATGTTCGCGCCAGCCGCCGCGTTGCCGCCCGTCGCCTGCGTGAGGCGCGCGGCGAACTCCAGCGGCGAGAAGCCCGCCTTCATCCGCATCGCGCCGCCGGTGCGCGTGGGGTCCACCTCGAACATCGCTTCGCGCAGATCGCGGAACGACTGCGCGCGCGCCTGGCCCTCGGGCGTCGAGGTGTTCACCTGACGCTCGGCGGTGAGGATGTTCTGGTGGATCATCTCCTGACGCCGCGGCGTCGAGAGGAAGTTGTTGAGGTTCGCGAGCGTGTTCGCGGTGTTGCCCGCCTGCCGCCCCGTCGAGGCGCCAACCTCTTGGAGGGCGACGGACTCCTGATAGGCCTGCAGGCGCGCCGCCTGACGCTGCTCTGCGGTCGCGTTGGGACCGAGCGAGGCGGCCCGCTGCGTCATCAGCGAGACGGCGCCGGGGAGGCCCTGCTGGATGATCTGGTCGACCTCGACGGAGCCGCGCTGCGCCGCGCGCATCGTGTAGCGCAGCGCGGTCTTGAGCGATTCGCCCGAGAGCCCCGCCTGCCCGAGTCGCCCCTGCGCGGCGAGGTACTGCCCGGGGTCGATGCCCTCCGCGTTGGCGTCGCGGATCGACGACAGGGCGCGGTCGAGAGCCTGTCCGCGCGTCTCACCCGCACCGGCCTCGAGCGCGGAGCCGCGCCCCTGCCCGGTCTCCAGCGCGCCCGCAACGTCCTCGTAGCGGATCCCCGTCTCGGTGACGAACGCGCGCACGCGGTCACGCGCGGCGGCGACGTCGGAGCGAGACCCGCCCGCGTTGCGCACGGCGTTGCCGAGCGTGCGTTCACTCGCTGCGCGGCGCTCGCGGGCGTCTTGAAACTGCCCGTGCATCGCGACGGCGCCGCCCATCACCGCGCGCGTCGCGTTGGCCGCGCCCGATGCGACGCTGCCGCCGAACTCGCGCGCTCTGCGCGTGGCGTTGGCGAGCCGCTGCCGCGCCTCCCGATCCTCGGCGCGCGTGCGCTTCGCGCTCTCGCGCTCGGCGGCCTGCGTGCGCTGCTTGTCGGCGCGCGCGGCCTCGCGGGCGAGGCGGTCGGCTTCCGTCTTGCGCTCGCGCGTCTCCTCGCGCTCCTGGCGCAGCCGCTTCTGCGCCTCCTGCTTCGAAGCGCTGGTGCGCTCGCGCTCGGCCTGCTTCGCGGCGCTCGTGCTCTCCCGCTCGAGGCGCCGTCGCTCGCGGGACGCTTCGGCCGCGGCGCGCTGCGAGGCCCTCGCTTCGTCGCGGGCGATGCGCTCGCGCTCCCGCTCGGCGCGCCGCGCCTCGGCGGTGACCCCGGCCTGCGCGGAGCGCGCGGAGCCACGAAGGTCTCCGAGCGCGCTCCGCGCGGGCGACGTATCCGCGTCGATGAGCAGGACTGCGCGCGACATTCAGGGTGCTTTCGGTTCGGGGTCGAGGCCGAAGCGGGCGGCTACGTCTCGGCCTCGTCGCTCGAGGGCGACGTATCCGAGGAGCGTGAGCTCGTCTGCGCTCTCTGCCGTGCCGCTTGTGCGCGCGCGATGGAGCGCAGCGTAGCGGCATCGAAGCCATTCAACGCAGAGAGCGGCATCGTCGCTTTTCCCAGCGCGTCCACGATCGCGTCCACCTCCTCCGCCGTCTTCGATTGAAGCGGCGACCGCTCGTTCGTCCAGTCGACGAAGAGCTCGAAGAGGGCGGCGATCTCGTTGCTTTCGAGGAGCGTGCGCGCCTCGTCGGCGTCGGCCTCGCCCTTCGCGTTGGCGCACACCGGCGTGTGCCCCGAGGGCTCGACCAGCGCGAGCGTGATCGTGCGGAGCTTGACCTCGAAGTCGAGCATCGCGCGACCCGCGTCGCTGTAGCCCACCGCGTCCTCGGAGAGCTTGAGTCGCTGCACGAGGTAGGCGTGCGCCTCGGCGCGCACCCGCAGGTCTTCGCCCGCGGTGAGCGTGCGGAGCGCGAGCGGCACGCCGTCGAGGCGGCGGCCGCAGCCCGCGAAGTCGATCACCTTCACCGCGCCGACGCCCGAGGCCGAGGCCCCGAGCGCCTTGCGGAGCGGCGATCGACCGTCGCGGGTGATGAACTCGTCGAGCTCGCCGCTCATGAGACCGTCGACTCGATGGTGCCGTGGAACTCGAAGGTCACCTCGTTGGCCTTGTCGACCGACGTGCTGATCTTCACGTTCCGCACGTCACCCTTCATCAGGTAGGTCGTGCCCGCGAGCTTGAAGGCCAGAGGCACCTCGAGTTGCGCGTTCGCGATCGCCACCCAATTGAACTCGAGCCCGTTCTGCGGGATCGCGCTGTTGACGTTGACCTGCACCTTCTTCGGCCCGGGGCTGTGGCCCGAACGCCCGAGGAGCTGCGTGTTCACGTCCTTGTTGTCGGTCTGCACGTCGAAGTCGATCGACGACGACTGAAGGATCGGGATGCCGTCGTAGAGCGCGAAGCCGGGTCCGCTGTATGCCGCCATGATGGGGTCTCCTCGGTTGGATCAGAGCTGGCGGACGTTGCCCGCGACGATGTCGAGGCCGGGGATGACCTCGGCGGGGATCTCGCAGTCGAGGCGCGACGAGTTCGACGCGTTGATCTCGACGACGAGCAGCGGCAGGTTGGCCGCGACGTTGATCAGGATCCCCGCGGCTTCCATCGCCGCGAGCTGCTGCGCGAGGAAGCCCCGCACGATCGAGGGCGTCACCACGCGGGGGATGCGCGGCGGGAGGCCGTCGGCGGTGTCCGGGGCGAGCTTGCACGCGCGGTAGGCGGTGCGGATGGCCGCACGGAGCGTGTCGGCGACGTAGTCGGGCACCGTGACGTTCTGCGTGCCGAGCACGGCGTAGTTGGGCACGCCGCCCGACGTCGAGCGCGTCGTGATGCTCTTGACGACCTCGACGAAGCCGGGGCGCGCGCTCGACGGCGCGAGCACCGTGAGGCCGTTGTTCAGCGCGTTCTCGATCTCCGTCGAGGTCGGCTGGTCGGCGACCGCGCGCTGCGCCAGGATCGTCGCGAGGCCCACGCCGTTGAGGTTCGCCGCGGGGTCCGACGTCTCGCCGGGGATGTCGCCGCCGAGGGCGCCATCGCCCGCGAGGCGTGCGGCGGCCACTTGCGCGGCCACGTCGGGGGCGGGCATCACGCTGGCGTGGTGCCAGGCGGTCTGCATGCGCGACGCGTTGAGCCCCGTCGCGAAGGTCACCGCGTTGCCGTAGGTGTCGACGCTCGGCACGACGGCCTGCTGGAGCTTCTGCACCGTCGGCCCGGCCTGCGTCGAGAGCGCCGTCGAGATGCGCCCCGCGTTGGTCGCGTCGATGCACGCGCCCACGACGCGGTTGTAGCGCGCGGGCTCGATCGCCGAGAGCGCCGCCGCGAAGCTGTCCTGCGTCGCGCCGCTCGTGAGGGTGATCTCGCTGCCGAGCGTGCCGGTGCCCGACCAGATGCCCGTCGTCGCGAAGCCCGACGCCGTCGAGCTCGTGGTGATGCGGGTCTCGACGGCCGCGCCCGACGCAATGAAGTACGCGTCCACGACGAGGGTCGAACCGCGGGGGCCCGTCTGCTTCGCCGTGAGCGTCACCGCGCCCGCGCTGTTCTGCGCGGTGTAGGGGAGCGCGTTGAGGTTGTTGATGTACGTGCAGACCGCCGAGGCGATGACGGTCGCCGTGTCGCCCGACGCCACCGGCACGTCGATGACCTCGCCGCAGAGGCGCAGCCGCACGGTGCCCGCCGCGTTCGCGGTCGTCGCGAAGGTGAGCACGCCGCTCGCGGCGGTGCCGCCTGCGTCGGCCACGGGGCACGCGTAGAGGAGCCCGTTGGGGTACTGCGCGAAGAACGCAATGACCATCCGGTGCAGCTCGGAGCCCGCGCCGAAGAGCGTCGCGGCGTCGCTCTCGCTCGCGACCACGACGGGGGTCGCGACGGCGGCGGTGCCCGCGGCGACAGAGAGCGCGGGGGACGCGCCGGTGATCGCGGTGCCGATCATGTTGCCGAGCAGCATGGCCGAGAGCGCGACGGCGCCCGCGCTCGTGCCGGGGCCGCCGAGCACGACGTTGAAGAACACGCCCGGCGTCTTGCGGGACGCGGGCACTCCGGGGACAGGGATCGTCACGACGAGGTCTCCTCGCTCGGCTTCACGAGCTCGATGTCTCCGCGCGCGAGCGCGCGCTGGTGGTAGCTGTCGTCAGGCACGTCGACGCCGTTGGGGAGGACGCTTCCGTCGTGGGCGCGGCCCACGTAGCGACCGGCGTAGCCGGGCACAGGGAGGCGCGCGTCTCCGCGCGGTCGGACGCGAAGGGGGCTGGGCATGGGTGAGCTCGCGGTTCAGGTGGTGTCGGAGATGAACTGCACGACGGGGTTGGGCGCCGCGTCGGTGGTGCCTTCGAGGTTCACGTCGGCGCGGACCTCGTCGAGGGAGTGGCTGTCGTCAGGCGTCGGCGCGAGCGGCGGGAGCAGCCGCGCCGCGAACTTCACCGCGTAGACGTAGACGCCGTTGCGCACGATCGCCTCGGCGCGCGTGCCCGTGTACTTGATGCGACGGCCGCGGTAGGCGCCCTCGACGACGAGCGCGTTGAGCGCGCCCTGCACGGCGACGACGAGGCGAAGGATGCCCGTCTGCCCGGCGCCCGCGCCCGTGCCGACCATCCCGCGGTCGATGTCCTGCGGGTCGGTGACCTGCACGAGCGCCGACCACGTCGCGACCGAACGCGACTCGGCGTCGGCGAGCACGTCCACGTCGAAGTCCGCGGTCTCTTCGTCGAAGCGCAGCGCGACGCAGGGGAACTTCGAAGCCGGGAGCCCCTCGCCCGGCACAGGGCCGACGAAGCGGATCAGCGAGCCGAAGGGCGCCGAGGTCGTGAGCGGCGTGGCAACGAGGGTCGCGAGCGCGGTGTAGAGCGCCGCGTCGATGCTTGCGAGGGTGGCGTCGGCCATGGTCAGCCCGTTCGGTTGGCGGCGTCGGCCATCGCGTCGGTCGTCATCGTGGCGACCTGATCCTCGACACGCTCGTAGGCGGGCAGAAGGAACGCGTAGCCCTGGATGCGCTCGGTTCCCTCTTCGAGGTAAGAGCCGTAGGGGCGCGCGCCCACGACAGTCACGACGTAGCCGTTGCGCCACGAGCCGCGCACGCTGTCGGGGTGGATCTCGGCCTCGAGGCGCCCCGTGCGGTTGGTGAACGTGTGCCCGGTCTTCGCCTGCTCGGCGACGAGCATCGCGCCGTCCATGAGCGCGAAGGGGAGCGCGTCGTCGAAAGAGCGCTCCATCTCGTCGATGGCGCCGAGGAGGTCCATCAGAAGCCCGTGACGATGGAGCCGTTGGCCTGTCGCACGAACTGCGACTGCGAGGCGTCTTCGGTGTTGCCGTTGGGGCCGACCGTGACGGGCCCGCCCCCCGGCGACGTGAGCACGACGGCCTCGGTGAGGAGCTTCGCTTCGCGCCCCTTGCGGAGCTGGTCTGCGAGCTTCGCCGCCGCGTCGTAGTGCGACTGCCAGGGGTTGCCCGACGTCTGCCCGTTCACCGACGTGCGCGGCTGCGCCTCCGCGGCGAAGTAGCATGTGAGGTCGACGAGGCGACGCTTCACGAGGTTCTGCACGGTGCCGCCTGCGGCCGTCCAGTCGCCCGGGAGCGCGTCGCCCATCCACATGTTCCACTGCGAGCACGCGTCTGCGATGCAGAGCGCGACGAAGTCCGTGTCGACCGTTCCCTGCGTCGCGCGCGAGAACCAACGCACGTAGGCGTCGGCCGTCATGCGCGACGACACATCCGAGGCGGTGATGTAGTCAGGGATCGGCGTGGTCACGGATCACCTCGCGTGGATCAGCGGGCCCAGATGTAGTGCACGCCCTCGACCATCTTCGTGCCGAGGTCTGCGGGCGGCGACTCGGGGTCGAAGGGCATCTCCGCGCCGGCGTCGTACTGCTTCCCGCGGAAGAAGAGCCCGCTCAGCACGAGCGCGCGCATCCCGCGCGGCGCCCCGGAGGGACCGTGCGGGGCCTCGGGGGGTGCGCCGCGCGACGCAGCGAAGTCGGCCTCACGCTCGGCCCAGCGCGCGTTGAAGCGCGCGGTCTGGTCGGCGAGTTCCTTCTGCCCGCGCTCGATCTCGGCCGCGAGCGCGGCTTCGAGGCGCCTGACCTGCGCGAAGAGCTCGTCGGGCGTGGCGGCGAGGTCGACCGGCGCGGCGTCGACGACGGGCTGCGGCGTCGGCGTCGAGCCCGCGGCGACGACGGGCGCGGCGTCACCGGGGCGCGCCGCGAGGGGGCGGCTGCGGCGGCTCACGACGTGAGCACCGAGGCCCAGAGGTAGCCCGACACGTTCGACGTGACGAACACGTCGGTCGAGTGGGTGACCTTCGCGTACTCGCCGCCCGCGACGCCGGGCAGGAGCCACGGGATGAACTGCACGTCCATCGCCTCGTTGAGGAAGCGGAACTGGTAGCCGAAGGCGTTCGTGCGCAGGGGCGACGGGCGCTCCTGCACGGCGACGACGGCGGCGAAGCCCGTCCACACGTCGGAGAGGCTCACGACCTGCCCGTCGTTGGCGGTGTTCTTCTTCGCCTTGCCGACCACGACCTCGTCGACCTCGAACACCTGCGCGAGGAGCTGCGGGGTGACCGCGAGGGGCGTGGCGCCGCCGACGGTGGAGGCGCGGCCGTACATCGCCGCGAGGATCTTGGGGTGGTCCTGCAGCGCGCGGAACACGTCGCGGCCGAGCACCATCACGAGCTTCGTGCCGGGGGCGCGGAGGATCTTCGCGACGCCCGCGCGCACCTGGCTGGCGGGGTTCGACGCGGGGTTGTCCCACTTGTCGGTCGCGGTCGCGATCGTCGTCGAGTAGCCCGACGCGTAGTTGCCCGCGGTGCCGACGATGGCCGCGATGTCGATCTCCTGCATGAGCTCGAGCGTGTCGGCGAGGATCTCGGCGGTGGTCTGCCGCACCTCGACGAAGGGCGCGTCGGCGTTCTGCGAGACCTGCTTCGGGATGAAGGTCATCAGCCCGTAGTCTTCGACGAGGTAGGTGCCCTGGTTCGAGACCTTCCACGTGAGCTCGGGGAGGTTGGCTCCCTGGCCCGCGAGGCGCGTGTCGGTGGGGCTCAGGCCCGTGCCGAAGGGGATGCTCGCGATCACGTTCGAGCGGTTGCCCACCTTCACGACGGGCATCAGGCGGTTGCCCACCATCTCGTTGTTCTGGTAGCGCACCAGGATGCCCGGCTGGTAGGTCGGGATGTGGACGCTGTCGGGCGACGGCGAGAAGAGGTGCGCGGCGTTGATGCCCGCGGCCTGCGCGGCGGCGAAGAGGCGCACGTCGCCGGGGGCGTAGGCGCGCACGCCGAACATCTTCGAGACGGTCGGGTCGGAGAACTCCGTCGCCGCGGGCATCTGGAAGTACGGCTGCATCACGGCGTTGCCGTCGCCGATGACGGAGAAGTCGCAGCGAGCGAGGGCGCCGGTCGACGCGGCCACGCGGCGCACGGTCGCGGGCGACCACCGCTTGTTCATGGGGCTGTTCATCGTGGGATTCTTTCTGGTGGTGGTGGAGTGGTCGTCGAGGCCGATCAGCTCGTCTTGATGATCGTCATGCGGAGGAGGTCGCCCGAGGCGCCGGCCGAGTCCATCGCGCGGCCGATGAGGGTGCCCGTGGTTCGCGTCTGCACGGTGCCGGTGGCCCCGCCCGACTCGAGCTCGTCGCCCGCGGTGATCGCGGCCGCGGCCTTCACGACCGCGTCGCCGTCGGTGATGAGCTCGATCGAGGTCGCGCCCGACGCCTGCGCGTAGCGCGCGACGCCGAGGAACTTGAGGCTCGACGCGGCGCCCGCGGGGAGGCGCGCCGTCATGTCGGCCGAGGTGCTCTGGAAGCACGCGGCGCCCTGGAGGATCGCGGTCTCGCTGGTGTAGAAGCTGGTGGACTTGATCGGCGACTGCGTCGCCTTGGGAGCGGCCATGGTGGTGTCTCTCTTCGGTGGGTTGGCGAGGCGGTCGAGCGATCAGCGCGTGGTGGCGGCGGCGAGCTCCTGCTCGGCGCGCACGCGAGCGGAGAAGAGGTCGATCTTGTGCTCGGCGGCGATCTGCTGCGCGCGCGCGTCGAGGCGCACGGCGTCGTAGGCGAGGCCGCCCGCGGGGACCGTGGCGTGGATCGAACCGCCCGCGGCACCGAGGTTCGAGAGCAGCACGTCGGCCTGCGCGCACGTGGTGCTGCCGCGCTCGCTCATCAGCTTCGCGCCCTCGGCCTGCGCGATGCGCTTCTCGGGGTACAGGCGCGCGAAGCGCGGCCGGTCGGAGAGGCAGAGCGCCACGAGGTCGGCGCGCGCCTCGACGTCGGCGAGGCCCGCGGCGATGGCGCGGTCGCTCATCTGCGCGGCTTCGGCCTCGGCGGCGGCGCGCTCCTTCTGCTGGAGCATCGCGAGCTCTTCGAGCTTCGCGCGGAGCTGCTCGTGGAGGGCGTCTTCGGCGTTCTCGATGTCGGGGTTGAACGCGTCCATGCCGAAGGTCGCGGCCATGCGCTTGAGCATCTGCGCGCGGGTCGCCTTGGCGCCCGCGGAGTACGCGGGGTGCGAGGTCATCTCGGCGTCGCTCGCGGCGACGGGCTTCGCGTCGACTTCGGGGGCGGCCTTGGGCGCCTCGGTGACGGGCTGCGCCGGGGGCTTGCTCGCCATCTCGACGTCGGGCTTGATCTCGTTCTGCTGCATGATCTTCTCCGGGTTCTTCGCGCCGAAGCTCGGCACGTGAACGGATTCAGGGGACGGCGAGAAACGGTGCGACGTGGCGCTCGCCGTGATCGGCGCCATGCCGTCGAGGAACGGGTGGTTGGTGAGCGCGACGCTCGTGAGCCGCGCCCCGATCGGCAGCCCCGTCTCGCGGGAGCGCGCGTTGAACGCGATGGCGGGGGAGCAATATTTGTATTGCTCGGTGCGCACCATCTCGACGGTGCGCGCGTCGACCCACTTGAACGCGGCCCACAGCGTCTCGCCGCGCACCTCCACGTCTGTCACCCAGAAGGGAGCGGGCACGCCGGTGACAGCGGCCTCGGGCGGCGGGCGCTCGGAGAAGTGTTCGAAGTCGCCGGGCACCTCGCCGTTCTTCGTGGCCGCGAGGTTCGCCTTGATCTCCTCGAACACCTTCGCGGTGAACTCGACGGGCCCCTGCGGGTGACCGCGGAAGGTGCCGAGGCGCGCGATCTGGTTCCACGTTGTGTGCCCCACCGTCGGCGGGGCCTTCACGTCGAACGAGAGTGCCTGCGGCTCACCGCGGAAGAGCACCGGCTCGTCGAGCGCAGAGAGCATCGCGGGGTCCGCGGTGCCCGTGAGCGCGATCGGCTCGTGGTGCGTATCGGCCGCCCACACGGACACCGCCTCGAGCGTGAACGCGAGCGGCAGGTCGTAGGGCAGCGACGGGAGCTCGGCGCCCTTCGCCAGGTACGCGAGCGTGACGTGCGGCGTGAAGCCGTGGTTGGCGCTCACGGGCAGGTCGAAGGCGCGCAGTCGTCGCGCGAGGTCATCGCGTACCGCCGAGAGGCCCGGCGCATCGACGAGGAGCACGCACGCGTCGGCGTCGTCGCCTGCGAAGCACGCAAGACCCGAGAAGCGCGCCGGGAGCGGCGGGGTCTCGGCAGCCCACCGATCGACCACGCCACGCACGAAGTTGATGTCCTTGCCGAGGCTCGCGGCGTCGCCGAGGTGCACGAGCGTCAGGTGCGCGTCGAGCTTGTCGTCGAGGGCGACGTACTCCGCGATCTCCTCGGGGATCGCGAGCACCACGCACACGCTGGTGTGCGGGCCGTCGCTCATCGTCGCGGCCTTGTCGGCGGCGTCGAGCTGGCGCACGACCTTGCGGGCCCACGCGTAACCCGCGTCGCCGCCCCATCCGTGCCACGCCTGCCAGCCCTTGCCCTGCTGATCCCAGGTCTCGCCGCTCTTGTCGCCCTCGTGGCGCACGAAGAACTCGAGCATCCGGTGAACGGTCTTGGGCGAGAGGCGCTTGCCGTTCGAGAGGTCACGCGCGCGGGCGATGCCCACGGGGGTCATCCCGCGTTCGCTCTCGGGCTTCTCGGCGCGGACCTCGAGGGCGCGCTTCGCCGCCTCACGCGCGCCCTGCGGCGGCGTGAAGTCGATGTGTGCGTAGCGGGCCATCAGGGGGCTCCAAAGTGTGTGCGCGCGGCGCGTGCGGCGGCGACGTCTTCGTCGACGATGGCCGCGAGGCGATCTCGCAGCGTCGTCGCGGCGGCGAGTTCCTTCTCGGCGCGGGCGAGTGCGGCGCGAGCCTGCTGCACGGAGGTCTCACGATCGGAGACCCGGCGATCGGCCGTGCGCTGCACGGAGTAGGCGACGCCCGCTTCGAGGCTCAGCCGCTCGACGGTTCCGCCGCCGCTCGGCGACCACATGCGCGCGAGAGGGATGCTCCGCTGCTTCAGCGGCTCGCCCAGCGGGTCAAGGATGTCGACACGCGCCTGCGGGCCGTAGACGATGGCCACGCACTTCGGCTCGACGCCTTCGAGCGTCGCGACGATGCCACGAACCTCTTCGAGCAGATCGTGTCTCATTGCGCTGCGGCTCCGAGGTGCGCGAGCGCGATCCCGTTGATCGCGATGTGCATGGCGTTGTCGGCAATGATGAGCAGCCACACCGCGAGCCACGCGGGCGCGTCGGCGGGGTAGCCCGTGGGGCAGTCCGCGAGGGGCGGCGGCCGCGTCGGCGCGAGCCACTCCTTCGCCCACACGACGTAGCGGGCGAGGCGCCAGCGGTCGATCACCGCGTGCGTCGCGACGATGACCGCCCACGCCGCGAGCGACGGGCGTAGCGGCAGAAACGCGAGCGAGTAGCAGAGCGCGTGCACCACAGCGACGGAGAGGCGAGAGGTCTTCTCGTTCGCCATCCAGTTGCTCTGGAGCACGTAGTCGCCCACGATGTGCGCGAGCAGCTGGTCGGCGCCGACCATCAGGCGACTCCCTCTTCGCTCGTCGTGTCGTCGGGCAGCACGGGCGCGCGCTTGCCCTTGAGCAGCGGCTCACCGGGCTCGAGGTTCGGGATCGAGAGCGCGTTCGCGCCGCTCTTCTCGCCGATCGGGCCGCCCATCTCGCTCCACGCCTTCATGCGACGCGAGAGCTTGTCGAGGTCCTCGCCGCCGACGACGTCGAAGAAGATCTGCGGCACCGGCGCCTGCTCGCCGAACGAGCGCGCGACCATCGGTGCCAGGAGCCCGAGCCGAAGCGTGTCCGCGATCTGCATCGCGTCGTTCTTCGCGTTCGACTCCTCGTTGCGCTCGTGGACCTCGCCGAGCGCGCGGTTGCCGCCGCCGCTCCCGACCTCGGTGCCCAGCGTCGAGCCGTGCACGGCCTTGGACATCTCGGCGTTGCACATGCCGATGAACTCGGCCTGCGCGCGCCCCTCGCCCGGCACGGTCTTGATGTCGACGTCGCAGGTATCGGGGAAGACTCCCGCGGTCTGCGCGCTCATGTTGGCGAGCACCTCGCGCAAGATCAGCTCGTCGTTCGTCGTCGCGCCGTCGGTGGTGCCCGCCTCGCCGCGCTTGAACGAACCGAGGCGGATGCCGCGCGCGGCCCACGCGATGAACGCCACGTACTCACGCACGCCGAGGCGCTTGAAGGTCGAGTACCAGGCGCACGTGCGGCCCACGCCTTCGCGCGTCGGGTAGGTGCCCATGACGCGGGGCGTGTGCACGAGGAACTTGCCCGGCACGAGCCGGTTGACCGCGCGGATGTTCACGCCCGGGAACGCGCCGAAGGGGCTGTCGACGTTGACCGGGCTGACGGCGTCTTCGCCGGTGCCCGATGCGTCCCAGATGTGCAGCGCCCAATTCGTCGCGTACGCGAAGCGGCGGGGGTGGATCCACTCGGCCGCGCGCGGTGACCACCACTCGCCGCCGCCGTTGCGTGGCTCGACGCGCCACACGAGTTCGTGGCCCGCGCGCCCGTGGTAGACGGCGCCCATCAGGTCCGCGATCACGCCTGCGAAGCTGCGCCCCGTGTCGGACTCGGGGACGATCTCCGCGACGCGCGCCGCGCACCACGCAGCGATCTCCTTGCCGAGCTCGCCGCTGCCCTCGGGGGGCCGCAGCTCCCACGACGCGCCCGCGACGCGCATCTCGCGCCGCTGCAGGTCGCCGTGCAGGTGAGGGTCGCGCCCGCGGCACTCCTCGAGGAGGTCGGCGAGCGTCCAGAGGTAGCCCTGGTCCGCGAGCCCGAGCACCTGCGTCACGTAGTCGGGGCCGAGGTTCGACCCGAGCACCCGCGAGAAGCGGTCGTAGTAGGGCGCGGGCGCGATCTGCGCGAGCAGCGAGAGCGTCGTCGCGGAGAGCATCGGTGGGGGCATGGGTGTGTGCTCTCAGAAGGACTCTTGGACGCGAACGGGGACGTTCTGCGGCGCGACCTTCGGCGCCGGCGTCAGCGACGCGCGCCACAAGGCGTTGACCAAGGCGCTCACGAGGTCGCCGTGCGATCCGTCGGCCGCGGTGGGCGACTTGATCTGCACCCCGCCGCCCGGCATCGGCTTCGCAAGGATGGCGCGGAGCTGGTTGCGGAGGCGTGGGTGCTTCGGCAGGTCGAGGCGGCTCTCGTGGAGCACGGTGCGCGCGAAAGTGAAGGCCTCGGTCTTGGGCGGCGCGACCGCGACGGTGCAGTTCTTCTCGAGGAGCGCCGAGCGCACGTCGGCGATCTCGTGCGCGTCGGTCACCAACTCGCGCGTCCCGTAGGGGATGAAGATGTCGGCGAAGTCGCGGGTGACGGCCTTCGGCTGGAGCGGCAGGCCCGGTGCGGGCTTGCGCTCTTCGAGGCGCACCAGTTTGAAGCGGGGCAGCGAGCCGGGCTTGCCGTCGATGCGCTCGACGATCGCGAGCGCGCTGCTGTTCTTCGTGAAGCCGGTGTCGCCGCCCGCGCCGCACGTCGCACCCTGACGGGGCGGAGACTGCTGCGGCATCTCGGGCTTGAACGCCTGCTCGATCGCGTCGTGCGAGAAGAAGTTGTGCGTGCCGGCCGTGAGGGGAATCGCACCGATCTCTCGGTCGGCGTTCTCGGGGTCGCTCTCGCGAAGCGCGGCCTCGATGCTGCCGTCGGGATCCCAGGTCGGGTTGAGCGCGCGCGTCGGGGCGACGGCGCAGAGCGCGTGCTCGTGGCGGCCGAAGTCCGCGGCGATGGTCTCTTCGAGGAGACCCATGTTCGCCACCCAGGGCGTCGAGGCGATCCAGGCCTGCGCGCCCGGGGCGAGGCGCTGTGCGATCGGTCGGTAGATCTCGGTGTCGTTGACGACGCCCGAGCTCTCGTCACGGAAGAACGCGGCCTCATCCAGCCCGGCGAAGACGAACACGAACCCGCGGCCGCCCTTGCCGCCGCGCGAGGCGGCGCGCACGCGGATGAGCACGGCCTGCCCGTCGGGCCGCCGCACCTCGATCTCGTCGGCGGTGTCGCGAATCACCATCGCCCGCAGCCGGGGCGACGTCTCGGTGTAGCCACGGACGAAGCCGAGGATCTGGCGCGCGAGCACCAGGTCGGGCGCGATGAGGAGCGCCACCGCGCGCTCGCCGTGACCCAGCGTCGGAAGCTCTACCGTGAGGGCCGCGTGCAGCGCCTTGGTGGCGAGCATCCGCGAGGTCTTGCCCGCGCGGCCACCTGCGCGAACCGCGATGAGGCGGCGCGCGCGGCGGGGGAGCTCCGCGAGCTTGCATCCGAAGTGACGAAGCGCGGCCTCGTCGTCGATCGTCGTGACGGGGAGGCCCTCGGCCGCGTCCATCAGCGCCGCCATGAGCGGCGAGAGCGTCAGCCCGCACCAGTGCGGCGACTCGCAGAACGTCCGGTGCGAGCGCAGCGCGACGGCGGCCTCGTGGCCGTCGAGCGACGCTGCGATCTCAGCCCGCTGCTCCGGGCTCAGCCGCGCGAGCTGCGCCGGCGTCAGGCTCCTCAGTCGCGAGAGTAGCGAGGGCTGCAAGACGAGCATGGAGGGCCTCGGGGCTCACGGCTTCGGTGCCGCCCACGCTCGTCACCTCGAGCTTCTTGCCGTGGATCAACTCGTGACGGTCGGTCACGGCTGCGCGGGCGTTGGCGAGGGCCGCAGCGAACACCGTCGCGATCGGCTGCGAGACCTTCAACGCGGGGTTGCTCACGTGCGGCTCCAGGGCGCGCGCGACGCGCAGGCCGATGGACGCCACCTCGTCGAGCACGAGCACGTCGGCGACGACGCGCTGCACGGCGGCGTGGAACGCGGGCGCGGCGGCGGCGAGGGCGATCACCGCCCCGGCCTCGGCCTTCACGTCGAGGTGCTCCGTGCGGTGGTTGCCGAGCGCCTGATGGGGGATGCGTTCCCCGTGCGTCTCGGAGAGCCACGCCGACACCGTCCGCGAGCTCTCGCCCCCGAGCAGCCGCTCGTCGATGGCCGAGCGGTGGGGGCTGTTGCAGGCGCGGCAGCGTGCGCTGTAGCCGATTCCGCGGGGTGGCAGGGTCGTGACAGGGATGACGGGTGGCATGGCGACTCGCTGTCAGGGACGGCGCGGCGTCGGGTCTGCCGCGACAGGGAGCCGTCAGGGTCGACTCCGACACGGCGGGATAGGCGCGGCCCCGCTCCCGCCATCAGGTCGCGTCCCGTGTGGGTGCGCGCCATCGAGCGGGAGCGGGGCTCCCTCGGGGTTGCTGTGGACTGCGCGGGGATCGAACCCGCCACCTCTCCCGTGCGAGGGGAGCGCCGCCCCATTGCGGCTACCGGCCCGGTTGCGAA